GTAGTTCTCGAACCGCTCCTGCATGGTCTTGTTCCACGCGTCGTAGTTGTGGCGGTAGTACTCGTGGTTGCCTGGAATGAAGATGGTCCGGTGAAAGCGCGGCATCACGGCGCCGATGAACCCGATCAGCTGGCCCGGGTCTGACGAGATGTCTCCAGCCAGCACGAGCACGGACTCGGTGTCCCGGTCGTCGTGGGGCAGGAAGTCAACGGCCAGCGTCAGCGGGTCGCGCCCACTGAAGCCCTCAAGGTGGAGGTCCGATGCGATTCGGAGATACTTAGCCATGATTGATTATATCACGCCTGGCGGCGTAGAACTTCACGATGTAGGTTGAGCCACGCCTGAACGTGGTGTTTGAGCTCGATTACAGATCCTGGTTTATCTAGGACGACGGCAATCTCAGCCACGGCCCGTTCGGCCTGGCGCCGCTTTGCGTACAGTGAAAAGTCATACAGGCGCACGACGACCCAGCTTAAATCCACTGGCCAGATATTGATGAATTTGTGTTGGGTCAACGCGAATGGACTTTTCACCATTGGTCATCCACTTTTTTCCAGTTACTCGTTTTGAAGCAGCTTCACGGGCACCTGGTTTATCCCAACATGTCGACAACGCAGCCAAATGAGAAGCTGAAAATACCACTCGCTTTCGTGCGATTGCACTTTGCCTCATCTTTGCAGCTACCCGGCTACGAAAGCTTGGATCTTCCCATCGAACAGCGCTTGATATTGTAGCAGCTTCACGCAGCTTTCCTGTTCTCCACTGTTCTTTCAGAGCTTCAGCAGACCGTGCCCGTGAAATTGATTTACCTCGGGCTCGCCTAATGGCATCAATGGTTTTGGCTCGTGTCTCAGGAATTTTCCAGGTGAACTTACTGAGATCTCCACCCTGTCCACCTAAAGCAAGGTTTAGACAGCTAGACACTGCCAGAATTTCATCGGTTACCAGCGCTTTTTCAGCTTCCTTTAGCGCGTGTGTATCCTGGTGGAAAGATAGAATCTCACGAATGTGGACGTTCTTTCCGTGTTTCTTAATGGATAGCTGCAGCAGTTTTCCACTTCCGAGATACCCATCGTTCAAATCTACGCACGAATGCATGCCGATATAAAATTCATCGGTCACTGTACATGTCGTTTTGTAGATAAAGTGAAACACAAGGTCCTCGGCGTGATCATGTAACTATTTACCGGTCCGGGATGGTACGGTAGACCCGTAGAACGTAGGCGTCCTCGCGCTGCTGGCTCCCTGACGCGTTAGGGTTGTATGGTTCAGGTACTCCCCTTCGGTGCCAGAAGGCGTGGTTTATCGAGCAGCCCAGGTCCTGGAGGTCGAAGAAGTAACCCGCGTCAGCATGCTTCTTCTGCTTGAAGAGACGCAGGATGCGGGTCGCCTCTGGCAGTCGCAGCAGGTGCTCAACGACGAGGACCTTCACTGACTCAGCAACCGAGGAACAGTGAGGAAGATCAGCAGCATCGCAATGATGACCGACAGCCGCGTCATCCAGTTGTCGGCGACGTAGTCGCCGTACCGGTTGCGAATGGTGGCCATCACGACGACTGTGGCGGCGAACGCAGCGAGGAGGTAGAACACCAGGAAGAGCACGGTGTCGAGGGTCATGATAGGTCCTCAGAGAGGCTGGACAACCTTGTCATCGCGCAGCAGCTGCTTGATGACCGGAAAACGGAGGGCGAACAGCTCGCTGTCCTTGGCTTTCGACATCTCCTGGTACGTGATGACCGCGGTTGAGCCGTCGTACAACGCGTCGAAGTTGGCGGCGATGTGGGCGCGCATCTCGTCGCTGAAGCCCGAGCCGACGTTCGTGCGGAACGGCCGGCCATGCTCGTCGCGACCTTCGACCGTGATGCCGCCGCAGGTGTTCTCCAGGCGGGACTTCTTCCGACCGGGGTACCAGGCGATGACGCGAGCGTCGACGTCGTAGAAGCGTTTGACCTTGCACCAGTCCATGGTGCGGTCCCACTGATAGGTCGCGTCCCAGTTCTTGAGGATCAGGCCTTCCTGCTTGTGAACGTCGATCACCTCGTTGCAGTAAGCGACCATCTCAGCGTAGTCCTTGACCTCACGACCTTCTGACAGAATGACCTTTTTGGCCTTCACGCGGTCGATGGCGTCTGCGATGACGTGCCGGGCGTCGCGCATCGTGAGCGGCGTTTTCTGCCCCATCCACTGGTTGATGGGCATCATGAAGAAGGCGCGCAGGCGAAGGTTGGCCTTGGCCTCGTCGTTGCCGCTCTTCTTGGCGTTGATCGTCTCGGTGAAGTCAGAGGCGAAGGCCTCGCCGTCCATCACGAAGTCGTAGCCGTGTGCATCCCGCATCGCGAGCAGGTCCTCGTCGAACAGGCCGTTGAGGTGCTCAGACGGCTTGCCGCTGCGGGCGCGGTACTCGACCGGCTGGCCCGCGCGAACGAAGCAGACGGTGCGCTGGCCGTCGTACTTGAAGTCGGCCTGACAGGGGAAGGTGATCTTCTCGAGAAACTCCTCTGGCGACTCGCACTTGTCGGCGAGCATCACCTCGAACGTAGGGATCGTGCCGTAGAGGTCGTCCTTGCCGGTCCAGACCTTGTTGTAGGTGTCCTCGGAGAAGCCGGCGCGGAGGTCCTTCTCGATGACCAGCTCGAGGAACTCGGCCTCCTCCTCGGTGTAGAGCGCGAGGATCTTGGTGACGGCCGTCGAGGCGTCGTTGCCGGTCAGCGAGCGGCTGGACAGGGCCTGCAGGAGATCGAGGAAGTTGCCGCAGCCGGCGTAGCCGCTACCTTGGAAAGTGGTGGGCTTCTCCCACCTGCGGACGCCGTAGGTGAGGTAGGGGTTGAGCGCGTGCCAGATGAGGGAGCGCGTCTCGGCGTCGGCGATGGAGAGGGCGGCCTTGATGGCCTCCTTCTTGCCAGCGCCACCGGCGCTCTGGCAGGCCTTGATCACGGCTACGAAGTTCTGCATTTCGGACCTTTTGGAGTGCATAGGTGCATTATACACCAACCTGCGGCGGCGTACACAGCGAAGGTGTAACCTGTTACCGGTCGTCAGGAGAGACCAGTGATTATCGCCTGCTCCTGGCTTTCCACCGTGGCCAGAATTTCTTCATCGGTGGCATCGACATCGTGCACCGTGAAGCAGAACGGGTAGATGATGCCCTTTGCTTCCAGCCGCGCATATGCCATGCCATTCGCGAACACCTCTTTCATTAGTTGATCGGGTGTTACCAGAATGGAGGTGAAGCCATCATGGCTGCGCATCGCATCGGCAGGGTAGTCAAAGCCGGTGACGAGCTCGTCAAGCACAGTTTCAGCTTCTTCCTCATCGCAGGTGATGTGAAGAGCAAGTAGAAATTTGGTCATAGCAGTGTAAGTAGTGGTGTCTTTTGCTCACCAGTGTTGATGAAACTCAAAGCCATACTTCTGTTTCTTGAAGGTCATAACTGCTCTATGGCAGTCTTGATGGGTGCATAACATGTCAGGATCGCGTCAACGAACAGCTTTGTCAGCGCTCGAGTATCTCGCACCTCGCAGGTACCGGCTACCCACAGCACCCGCCATTTTTGCCAACCGATTGCCTCGGCCCTTGATTTTGGTAACTTCACTGAAAGCTCAGGGCCGTCGTATGTCACGACCTGTACTCTAATTCGTGAATCCATTGTGATTGGCTTACGCCGCCCTGCTTCATTGATAATGGTGACGTAGACACCTGTCTTTGAGGTGCCGAAATGCTTCTCACGGTAGGCCTCTGTCAGCTCAGAAAAGCGAATGTTGAGCTCATTTGGATATTCCCTACCTCTTGGCTCAGTCCACCCAAGCTGAACGTCATGGTGATCACCGCCAACCGCCAGCACCGTTTCTAGAACCTCATCAAGAGATTCAGCTAGCGGCACCTGCACGCGCTTCTCACCACCGAAGGTGCGAAGGATTGGTGGATGCAGCTTGGCTTCCCTTGCAACGCTACTTACCAACTTGAGGAGCTTTTTAGCGTATGCTTCCTTGCTCCAGGTGGTGCGCATGTGAGCAGCTAGCTTCTTACGGAAGGCAAGGGTGGTCCACTCAGCTGGGATCTTGGATAGGGCGTCCTTTACGCCAGCTTCAGAGGGCTTGCAGGTCAAGTAGGCCCAGGTTGGGAGGAAGTCTCTGCTGGCATGTGGGGTGCCGTTCTCGCAGAGGATGACGGGCACTCCTCGCTCAGCTGCTTCGAAGGCGTTGATTCCACTTGTCTCCTCTGTCCAGGTGCTGATGAGAACGGAAGCAGTGGAAAGCAGCTCCATGCAGGTGGAGTGAGGCTGGTCCAGATACACGGTCTCTTGGTCCAGTTGGTCCTGAATGGTGGCCTGGTATTTTAGATCATCCGTACGGACGACGAAGGTAACACCGGTGTTGAAAGCCAGGTGGATGGCCTTAGAGGAGTCAAGTCGTGACAGAACCAATGGGCCGGTGGTGGCATGTTTGACTGGGCTGGTGAGTATCGAGAACTGGGGGCACAAGACGTGGGTGATCAGGGGCGATTGAACGGTTTCCAGATTCACCAAATCTGGACGGTGATCCGGGAACTCACCGATCCTTAGGCGTTCTCGGGTGTTGGCTGACCACTTGTTCCAGTGTTTCTGACACCGAGCTGAAACAGAGGCGATCGTGCCACCTGCCCATTTGACGCGCCCTTGACCGGAGTTGAAGCTATCACCCCAGTATGTACCCGCCTGTGGAGTGTGGATGAAAGAGAGAATGCGCGGACCGACGCCCTGTCGTACCAACTCCTTTACAATGCCAGAGCTGTCAACGTGTGACAGGATTAGATCGTAGCTGAGGGCATGCTCCTGGGCCCAAGCCTTCTTGTGCGCTAGATACGAGCTAGTGCTACCCGCTCGGGCCTTGACACCTGGTAGGATACGGTGATTGAAGCCGAGGGATGAAAGATCCGAGTCCGTCTCTACCGTCCAGTAATCGACCTGGTGGCCAGCTTCGGCCAGAATGATGGCCTGATCTCGGGCAACCCGCTCCTGGCCGGAGGAGATGTGCCTGAGATGTGGGGCATGCTTGTCCGGTGGAAGAACGCAAATCTTCATTCAGTTCCCTATGATCGACGGTATGGGCTATCATATCACAGAACCCACAAGGGCCCAACCCTGTACAGGTTGGGCCCAGATGAAGAGGTTGATCAGAGATCCAGATTCTCGACCTTCGTGACCAGTGTCCGGGCCAGCTCGCCCTTGTTGGCTTCCGCAGTGTCACCCGTGAAGCCGTCTGCGGCGGTGTCCGAAGCAAGCTCGGCTTGAAGAACCGGACCGACCTTGCGCACCAGCACCTCGTACAGCTGATAGCGATTGAAATCGTTGCCATTGCTGGTGATGCGCTTCGCTGCTGCAAGGGCTCCAGCCATCAGGATAATCATGGCCGTACCGAAGGCGCCCTTCGACCAGCGAGCGAAGGCCTCGTCGGTGAACATGTCCTTCTTGACACTATCAGCCACTGCGTCCCAGCAGATGCACACGATGTCGCGCGCAACTTCCGGTTCGAACTGCAGCAAGCTGTCCTTCTTGGAGCCCCACCCGGCGTGCTTGGTGGCGCTGTGCACGATACCGCCGATGATGGAGAACTGCACAAAGTTGGGGCCGGTAGTGCGGTTACCGACCGGCTTCTTCACCCGGTTGTACATGCTTGGGCAACGCTGTACGACCTCTGTTGCAAGCCACGATGACAGCTCGTTGCGGTCCGGCTCGACGGCATTTTGGACGCCTTGCTTCACTTCCTCGGTCTTCAGCAAGAAGGATTGGGCCTCGATGAAGGTCATGAGGCTAGCCGGCAGACCTTTGCGGTTACGGTTGAAGTGCATGAACATCTTCAGGAACTTGTTGAGGTTCTTGACGACGTGCAGACAGACCTTGACTGGTGCGTCGCGGAAGTCATCGCCCAGCCGGCGATGTGCCAGGTGACGAGTACCACCGTCACCCTTCAGAGCATGGTCTTCGAGGCGCTGGAGCAGCCACGAGAAGTCGCAGCTGGGATCCTTCCAGTTGGCAGGAAGGTTGGGATCATCGGCATCCACCACGAGCTGGTATTGCTCGGACGAGAACACGCGATCTGGGCCGATGAGCTGCTGCTCTTCGGAGATTTGATTGGCAAACTTGGAACGATCATCGTCAGTGCGTTGCACTGCATCATTCAGGGCATCGAAGCGGGCTGCCGGATCGGAAGCGCGTTCAATGGAACGGAAGGGGACGATGCCGTCGATGCTGAGACCGTATTGATCGGCGTAGACGGGAGACTGGAACACAGTCTTGGAGACAGACTTAGACATAGCAATACCTCTTTGTAGGCGAACATCCACGAAACTGAGCGTGGTCTCAGGCTGGTTTACCAGCCATCGCCAGATCTTTGACTCCGCCCCTTGATGAGCTTCTCTCCGATCCGTGCAATCGATTTTTCAACCGATGAAGCTATTTTATACCATCTGCTCCAGATGTACACACTTTTTAGTGTCTCGCGCAGGTTGACTACTTCAGCTCGTCGATGAAGTGGTCCAGCATGATGGTGATGTCCACCAGCTTGGTGCGAAGCATCTTTCTGGTGAGCTCCAGTCGGTCCTCGGTGGACATGAACTGCGGGTGCACGTTCCGGTACATGTGGGCGTCCGGGATCGGCATGACCGGGGTCAGGGGCTTGACGCGGTAGACATTCTTCCAAGCCGGCGCTGAGGGATCGACCGTTTTCCAGATGGCGTCTTCGGCAGGAACGCGGTCTTCCACCATGCCGACGTAGCCGTTGCCGTGGTCATCAGCGACGATGCAGAGGCAGGGGAAGGAAGCGAAGCTGCGAGTGGCACCGGCCTGCGCGTTTGCGAAGCCAAGGGCCAGATCGATGCGGCTGTCCTTGTAGGCTGATCTTTCGCTGGTGTACTTGAAGACGGTGCCGACTTTCATGATGTGTCCTTTGGAGTTGATGTGTTCATTATACATCAACCTGCGTTGATGTACACAGCGAAGGTTGTAACCTGTTACATCAGTGTGAGAGGGCGCTTGAAGCGGCGCTCCATCATTCGCTGCACCTCCTCAAGCGGGAAGCCGTTGTGGGCAAACGTGGCCACCTGGGCACCAGGAAACGGTGGGCAGGGGTGGGCATCTGCCCCCTGGTAGTGCGACGAGTTGTTCAGCTTGAGCCCCGCCTTCTTCAGCATGTGCGAGGTCTCGCAGACGATGAAGGTGCTCATCGTGCCGATCTGATCGCCCTCATGACTGATGACGTCCCACGTCCTTCCATCCTTCTGGAAAGCAACGCCGGCGATGAGGAGCTCGGCGGCCTGCCGCTGCCGGTCGGTGAAGCCGCTGGTCACTCGAACGAACTGTGTTGCGAACATGTCAGTCACTGATGCATACCCCGTGAATCCATGAGTTCCCCTCGCACAGCATGAGGTACTCGTCTTCGTAAAAGACTCC